CTTTGCAAGCTCAAGGTTCAGGCTCGAAATGAGAGTGGCCTGCTCGTCGGGCGTAAGGTTGTTAAATGCCTTGACGGCTGCCGGAGGCGGTGCCTTGCCCTCGAGGATCGACTTCTTGTAAAGCGCGAGCTTGGATGACTGCTCGTTTTGAAATTTGAGCTTGGCGGCTTGCTGCTCGATGGCGGCCAGCTTCTCGGTGGGCTTGAGCTCTGGCCAGTTGTCGCTTTTGCTGAGCGTTGCGTAGGCCTTGACCTTGTATTGCGCGCCGGTGCCGCCGATGGACTCTTTGCCTTTAGCGATGACGTCGAGCTGCGCCTGGGCCTCGAGCTCCTGGGAGGCTGCGGTAGCCCGCGCGCGAAGGGCAGCCATGTTGGCAGTTGCTGCAGCCTCGGCCTTGCGGATCTCGATTGCGGCCTGCGTTTGTGCAGCGCTGATCTCGCCGGTGATCTTCTTGAGCTCGGCCATCGATCTTTGCGCGGCCAGCTGCATCGCGGGCGGCAGCGCGGTAATCTTTTCGGAAAGCGTTTTTTCGAGCTGTGCTTGGTAGTTGAGCCCGGAGTTGCGGTCAAAGCCTGGATCGATGCCGTTTGGGATGCGCAGCTTGACGCCGGTGCGTGGGTTTTCCCAGGTGTAGGTGCCGTCTTGCGGTGGGTTGGAGACTTCGAGGCCCAGGCGCTTGACTTCGCCGGCGTCGAGCTGGATAACGCCACACCTGCAGTTCCATCCGTTGGGGGGATAGTGCGTTTTCCACCATTTATCGGTGGCCGGCAGGATCTTGCGGTCCCAGAGGCGGTGCTGCTCGCGTGTGCGAAAGTCGTCGACGGCGTCATACATGAGAAAAGGCGCGACTTCGGTCTGGGCCTCGATCTCTTGCCAGGTGCCGGCCGCGTAGGCCGTCTGCATGTTGGTGCGAAAGATTGTCTCGAGGCGCCAGGGGCTGCCCAGCTGCGCAACGATTGGCTGGCCTGTGAGCGGGTCGAGCACTTCCTGGCGGCCCCACCATCCAGCCGACTGCAGCGACGGCAGCAGGGTATCGCTCCACTCTTTGAATGAGGTTCCGTTGGCCAGGGCGGAGTCCAGGCTTGTCCGGACCTGGCTCAAGAGGTCGACGTCCATCATTTTGGCCACGGTGAAAGCGTGGTCGTGCGCGGTGCCGAGCATGTCGGCGTAGCTAAAGGTCGGCTTTAGCCCCTTGGCGCGAAAGTAGCTGATTGCAAAGTTGGGGGCGACGTTAAAGGCGTCAGCCGTCGGGACGTCAAAGAAGTCGACGATCGATGAGGCGTCGGCCGGCTTGGCGCTGGCGACTTCCCCGTCCAGGCGCTCGGCCTGTTCGAGAATTCGGAGCAGGTCTGCGCCGTTCATGCGCATGTGCCTACGCGCGTCTTTGCGAGCGCAGCGCGCCCATCATCCGAGAAAAAAAGCTTGCCCTGGTGAGTGCGTCTGCCGCCTCTACCGGTGGAGCCTCGGCCATGATCTCGTCTAATCGGCGTCGAAAGGTGTCGTAGTCCTCTGAGAATTCGGCTGCCTCGAGCAGCTGGCCAATGCGCCGGCCCATGATCGTGTCGTAATGGCAAACCTGGCGGCAGCGTCAACGAGTGCCTGCTGGTCGCCGCGACGTGCAGCGCGCAGTGCAGCCAGGGCAGCCAGTTCGGGCGATTCGGCGAATTGCTCCGGGTCGGCGTTGCCTGGATCCTGGCGCGTGAGCATGGCAAAAGGATTGATCGCAGGCGCCTGGCGCTTTTCCCAGCCCTCGCCGTAGGTGTTGAGAATGTATTCCTCGGTCGGGCTGTAGCCGAGCTCAGCGATGACTTTGTCGCGCTCAGCGCGGCGTGCGAGATCTTCCTGCGGCTCTGTCTGACGATAGACGCGCGGCGGTGTAGCGCCGGGGAAGTTCCACTCGGTCCACCATTTGATCGGGCCTTGGTTAAAGCTTGACGATAAGAGGTCGGAGTCGGCCTCGACGATCTTTTGTGCAACGCGCTCATGGACTTCGCCCTGGGCGCGGCTGCTGCCGGCGTCGGTCGTCATGGTCTGGCCAACGACAATCTTGCTGATGGCCGCATTCATGGCGTCAAACATGCCGGAATAGTCAGCTGACCCGGTGCGGGATGCCTCGAGCAGCTCGACGACGACGTTGTCAGGAACAACGACGCCCGCGTCGGTGGCAATCTGTTGCAGCATGCTGATGGCGCTTTGGATGGTGTCGGGGTCGGTGATCATTCCGGCCGGCACTTTGGCGATCGCCGTCGGCATACCAAACTTCTCAAGGAACATGAGCCAAAATTTGACGTCGTTGCGCTTGAAAAAGACCGGCCAGTAAAGCGAATGCGCAAGGCCCAGGCCATAGGGTTCGTCGTGGTTGTCGGCGCCGGTGGTGATCGTCCAGAATTTGCGGGCGGGCATGAGCTGCCAGCCGCCGGTCATGGCCCAGAGGTAAAGGTTGCCCTCGATGTCAAAGCGAAAGCGTGAACGGTCGCGCACGACGATGCGGTCAAAGCTCACGCGCTCGCCGTTGGGGCGCCAGATGATCTCGGCCACGCCCCAGCCGTAAAAGACGGAGAAAAGCATTTTCTCGGTGACGTCGTCCCAGGCCATGCTTTTGATCTCGGCTTCGAGCTCGGCAGCGGCCTGCTGGGAAAGCGGATCGTCGGCACCAGGCTCAACGATGGTTTCGCAGCTGGTGAGCGCCAGGCGGCGCTGCGTCCAAACGGCAGAGACTTGATCGTCGCGCAGTAGCTCGCGGTAGATCTTCAGATTCTCGATGCCACCCTTACTGCGAAGAATGTTGTCGGTGGTCTGCAGGACGGTCGTGTATGGTGCCGCGCCCGCGGTTAGCCGTTTAATTGGCTTAAGTGGATCCTCTGGCGGTGCCAGCTCTTCGAATTTGGGGCGCTCTGTTGCCATGTCCTTGTCCTTGCCTTTCAATCAAAGCCGCGCAGGTCGGTGCCGCGGCGGACCGATCCAAAGCCAGAGCTCTGAGTCGGTTCCATTTCGCCCGCCAGTGCCCGCGTCATGCCGGCGCCGGCGGAGTTGATCTTTCCTGGCCATCCCCTAACCCACTTCAAAAACTGCGTCACGCTGTCAACCTGGTCGTCATGGGCCGAAAGCGGAAAGCCAAAAAACTCGCCTTCAAAGTCAACAAGCCAGGGTGCACGCTCTGGTAAGCGCAGCAGCCCTGCCTCTACCATCGCCGAGACTTCGTTAGCTCGAAAGGTTTTATCCCCCAGCGGCTCGATCGCAATGATCGGCAAGCTTGTCGAGCTGCGCAGGTCTTGAATCAGCGACTGGCCGCTGCTCTTGTCCTCGATGAGGATTGCTGCGGGCCGATCGCGCTCGGCGAAGTTCATGACCTGGCGTTTGAGGGTAGGGTAGTCGATCTGTTTGCGGTAAACGTCCCGCAAATAAAAACCAGGCTGCCCGCGGCCGTGGTGCCAGACGGTGCAGACGGTCGGATCGTTTAGGTCGCCTGGCTTTTGCGCCGTGTCCCAGCTGTGGATGATTGTGTTGGCGCCGATCGGGATTTCGTTAAATCGCTGAGTGATCCAGGCCTCTTTGAAGATGCCGCCTTCGTTGGGCCGCGGCCGCTGCTGAAAAAGCGAATCCCAGTTCCTGGCGCCCTGGGTCGTCTTAATCTGCTGCAGCATTTCCTTGGTGATGTAACCAGGCCAAAGCGCCTCGCCGATCTTGCGTCCAGTGCCGTCGTCTTGGCGCTCGCAGATCGCGGGGAAATTCAAGACAAACCATTTTTCGCCGTCGCGGGCCGTGACCCAGCCGCTGCGGCCGTCGTATCCGGCCGGCAGGATGCGACCAGAAAGATCGTCTTCATGCCAGCGGGTCTGAATGATGACGATGGCGCCGTTAGGCTTTAATCGTGTGCGGAAGTCCGCGAGGTACCAGTCCCAGGTGTTCTCTCGATAGGTCGGTGAGTCGGCTTCTTTCCTGGACTTGACTGGATCGTCGATGAGTCCGATGTCAGCTCGCCGGCCGGTGATGCCAGCGCCAACGCCCGCCGCTTTGTATTCGCCGCCCTCCACTGTTTCCCATTCGCCGGCGGCCCGAATGTCTGCTGCCAGGGTGACGCCAAAGACGCGCTCGTATTCGTCGGTCCGCATGATGTTGCGGATCTTTCGACCAAAGCGCTCAGCGAAATCGGTGCCATAGGTGGCGTGAATGATGGTCTTGCGTTTAGCTCGGCCCATGAGCCAGGCCGGGCCGTATTCGGAAGCGTATTTGGATTTGGCGTGGCCAGGCGGCCAAAACACCATGAGGCGATTGAGCTCGCCCTTGTCGACTTTATGCAGCTGCTCGATCAGTAGCTTATGGTGATGCGCTGGGACAAGCGCCTCGTCCATGTACGGGACAAAGCGCTCAAGCCGGCGACGCGCCCATTCAACCGCGAGCGCTTCGTTGCTCGGCAGCTCGCCGGAGGTTTTCAAGCTGTTCTAGCTCCTGGTCGGTCCACGTCGAAAGGTCGATCCCGTCGTTTCGGGTTTGAAGCGGTCCGCCGTTGGGGCCGCTGGCTTCAACGCGATCGACCCAAAGCTTGAGGTGTTTGCCGAGCAGCTCGAGCGCCCTGGGCTTGTCCCAAAGCTTGATCTTTTTCGTGTAGCCGATCTGGGTGCGCTCGGCGCCGACGCCCTGGAATAGCTCGTCGACTTCGACCGAAGCGATGGCAGGCGCGGCTTCGTTTGGCCAAGCATTGACCGGAAGTAGCGCGCCGTTATCGTCAAATAGCGCGCGCAGGTCTGAAAACGCGATGCGTGCGGCCTCGGTGATGACTCGGTCCGCGGTGACTTGGGTGCGCTGGCTGCGCTCCTGGATTAGCTTGCCCAGGTGGTCGATGACAGCTTGGCTCTCACGGTTTTGCTGGGCCATAACGCGCGCTGTCTTGGGGCTATACCCTGCCCTTTTGGCCGCAGCGGTGCCGTTAAAGTCGATAAGGTATTCCTCGCAAAATGCCTTTTGCTTGTCGGTGAGTTCGGCCAAATTAGCTGTTGATGCTTTTTTCTTCATGGAGTGCCAATAGCTTTGCACGATTGCAGTGCTGTTAGCAATTGAGTCTCGTAACCCTCGCGGCGCTCGATTTCAGCCCGCATAGCGCGCGCCAGGGTGTCGATCGGTGCATCGAGCGGAATCGTGTCGGTGTCCATCATTGGTCGCGATGGCTCGGCCACCTGGCAGGCGATTGGCGTCGGGATCCGGATTTCAACCAGGCGCTCGGAGGTCGCGCAGCCGGTGAGCAGTAATGCGGCGACGATGGCGGCTTTCATTTGGGCCGCCTCCTGCTCTGCAGCCATCCGCGGGTTTCGACTTCGGCGCTGGCGCATGCGTTGCCTGGGACTGCTTGCGGCCGGTTGCGTTCCCGGTCAGCTCGGCGGTTGGCGTCGAGCGCGTCGCGTTTGGCCTGCTCGATTGCCGCAGCCGATTGCTTAGCCTGGCGTGCGGCAGCTGCTCGAAGATCGTCGAATGCGGCGCTGCAGGCTTTGGCCGTGTCTTGCGCGGTGATGGTCTTGGCTTTTTGGACGGCGATGTCCTGGCGCAGGCTGCTGATCCAGTAATACTGCAGCGCGTTGATGGCCAGGCTCGCGGCCAGGCCAATGCCCAGGATCCCGAAGAGGTTCACTGCTGCGCCTCCACGCACTTGGCATGGGACTCAAGGCGGCGCTGCCAAAGGCCAGAGCAGATCCGATTGCCGGGGATTGAGCAGTCCTGCGGGCCGACTCGTTTCCAAAGCAGGATTGCATCGCAGGCGCCGCGGTAATCGCCGGCGTTTAGGCGCCTGACGATCGTCGATCTGCAGAAAGCGCCCGAGCCGATGTTGTAGGCGTGATCGACGTAGAGGTCATATTCGGCCTGGTAAAGCGGCACGCGGACGCATTGCTTGATGGCGCCTTCGAATTTGTTGACGTCGCGGGCCTTGCGCTGCAGCGCTTCGACGGGATTCGTCTTGTCGCCGAGCTGGACGGGCGAGCCGTCTGGCCTGGTTGTGGTGCCAAAGCCCAGCGTCGGGACGTCGCCTTTGGTGGGGATGATGGCTTTGTCGGTGTAGCCCTCGCTGACGGCAAGCGTTATCAGTCCGACGGCGCTAAAGCTCAATGCCGCGATTGAAGTGCGCGGAAACTTGACCGTGGCCTGGTCAATCCTTTCGGCGAATGTCTTTGTAGATGGCATAAATCTTATGAGCGATCATGAGCAGCGTGTAGATCAACGTGCACCAGATCAGCACTTCGTTGACGTTCGCGCCGAATACGGTTGCCAGCGAAACACTGACGGGCGGAGCTGCCTTGGCTGCAATTGAAACGGTGCTCTCGGCGGCGTGATGATGTGCACTCATAAAACGTGGCCTCTTGAAAATTGTCATGACAATGCCCTTCGCGGGGTGTCCCCGAAAAGCTCTTTGCGGCATTTTCAAGGCTGTTTGCGGCCATAAACACCCGCAAATTTCTGCCTGAGCTCTTCACGTTCGCGGTGCACGCGCAGGATGTGAGAGACAGCCTGGCGCGTCAGTCCGTAACGGACGCCGATCTGCTCATGGCTGTGGCCTTCTTTGTGTTCGGCGATGATGGCGGCGTTGCGAAGATCGAGCAGCGCGTTGCGCTCGGCTGGCAGCTGCAGCCGTTGGCCGCCGAAGTGCTCGACCAGGCGCCTAGCCGATTCCAGGCCCATGACCAGAGCCAGCGGATCTCCCGGCTCCACCTTGGCGTGGACGTAAAGCTCGCGGCCGCCCCAGCGGCGCACGATTTCGATGGTGTCTGCCAGGCCGACTTTGTCCGCCAGTTCTCTCAAGATTCGCTGCATGCTGCTTTCCCTTTCGTTTTCTTGTTGGTGGGTTGGGTTCCTCCGGGCTTGCCCTCGAGGTAGCTGGAAATCAATTCGGCGGCGCTGGCCCAGTCGTCGCACCAGGCGGCGAAGTAGCCGGCCGCGTTCATGCGGTCGATCCATTCGGCCTGGTCTTTGGTGGGCTTGTTGCCGGGTGCCTTGAGCTCGAGCCAAAGGCCCGCGTAACCGCCGCGACGTAACGGCAGCAGCAGATCCGAGACTCCGGGTTTCACGCCTTCGGCTTTTAGGCGGACGGCCTCGCGCACGTTTCGGCGGCCGCCGTTGGGGATGGCCAAGAGGTAGTCGGCGATCATGCTGCCGCTCTTAATGTCGGTGGCCGGCGCCAGTGGCGAGCGCCTGGCCCAGTTGATGAGCGCGATTTGGTGCTGGTGCTCGATGTGCCGCATCGCTTAGCTGTCATTGGCCGCGATGCTGTGCATGCGATAGAGGATGTGCCGCAGGTAGTCGCGGGCGGCGTCGCGCTCAAAGGGGCATTCGATCGATTGCACCAGGTCGCGCCACTCGAGCGGCCGATTGCGTCGGTGCCACTCGAGCGCCAAGGCAAGGCCTCGCTGGCGTGCGGCTTTGACCTGCTCGGGCGAAAGCGTTGTCGGTGCTAGTTCGTGGCGCAGCTGAAAGGTTGGCTTGGGTCCAACGACTTCGGTGACGATGGGCACGCCTTCATTCTTGAGAATGATGACGGCCCTGGCAGAATCGTCCCCCGCCTTTGGCAGGTAAGGCCCAGCCTGCAGCGTTCGGAGGACGTTTGCCTTTGCGTCATCAAGAGTCAATCCGCTCGTCCCCCTTGGCCATGACCAAAAGCGCAGTCGTGATGACGCCTGCTGCGGTGCCGATAAACAGACCAGCGATAAAGGAAATCATGGTTAGGCCTTGTCCTTGTCAGGTTTCGATGATTGCGTTTGCGGGTTGTTGGGTCTTGCCGTAAACCTTGAACAGACGATCATTGCCGCGAGCTTTTTGAAGTCCGGGTGATCCGGTTCGACGAGCCTGGCAAGGCCGCTGGCTTTGACCATTTCGGGAAGGTTGCCGCACTCGAGCGAGTCGATCTCTTCGATCGCGCGCCGCAGATAGACCGCCTCGTCCAGGCATTCCTCGTAAGCGTGCTGCAGCCATTCGCGCAGGCTCAGTGGGTTGTCTTCGACGGTGGTGCGGTACTTGGCCAGGCCGTGGGCCTGGCGCTTTGCGATGTCTTCGCAGACCCGCGCTTCGGTGCCGATTGCTCGTCCCTCCTTGTTGACGTCAGGAATAAATTTTCCTTCTGCGTCGTAGTAGTTGGGCATGCAAACTGGGCAGCTCTGCCAGTGTTCGCATTGGCATTTATGTGATGGCAGCGTTGATTTCATGCGCCACCCCCGCGCTTGTTGTCTTTGGGGCATGGGAAAGCGATTGCCATGGCGGCGGTGACGATGACGTCGGCCGTCATGTGACGGTTTTCAGGCCGCTCGAGCAGATACTTCTTGACGATGTCTTGAACCTGGCCAGCGGTGACGTTGCGGCTGGCGCAGTGGTAAAGGCCCAGCGTCGTGTCGGCCACGCCCATGATGTAGCCAAGCGAGGCGCCCTTCTCAAAGGCGCTCTGCGACGTCAGCTTTTCGATCAGATCGTTGCCGCTCCAAAACTCCGCCCTGGCGGTGACTGCAAAGGCCGCGATGGCCAGTGCTGCGATGGTTTTTGCTTTCATGTTGTTGTTTCCTTTTCTTGTTTTTTTTGTGATGCTGCTGCTTTGGTTTTCTCAACGCATTCGGCGCACTCCCAGCGGGAGCGGCCGTTGGCCAAAGGCTTAGTCTTGCCGCCGAAAGTCGCCCTGGTCAGGTGGCATTTGGTGCAAAAGCGAACGCCCAGCTGCTCGGCGATCGCTTGCGTGGTCCTGACCAGCTTGCGGCTCGATGTGCTCATGCGTTGCCGTCCTGGCTGCCGCGGGCTTTCAGGAACGACTTCAGGCGTTTGATGCGCGCCTCCTGGTAGCTCACGATCGCCTGCGCATACTCGGCAGAGCTCTGGTGCTCGAGGCTTGATAGCTCGGCCTGAGCCAGTTCGCGTGCGGCCACTTCAGTCGCGCTGGGTTGCCGAAACGGCATTTTCAAAAAGTCGATGAAATTGTTCATTTGAGCCTCCATAAGCGCTCAAAGCGGCCGGACGTCGTTGGCCGCATGAGTTCAAGGGCTTCGACGACGCCGGCGCGTGCGAGCTCTGGCATGCGCTTGCGCACCTGGTAGGCGTCGATCCGCGAGTAAGCGGCGATCTGCTCGGCGCCTGCTGGGGTTGCGAGGTTGGCCATAGCCTCGAGGATCTTGTCGTGATGGGTCGAAGCGAATTCGCCGACGCGCTTGGCGGCGTTTTTCGAGGTGATCGGATCCGATCGCCTTGAGAGCGTGTGAGGCTCGATGTCAAAGATGCTGGCTTGCTGCATGTGGTCGTTCTCCTTTTTTGGTTTTTGAAATCGGTCAGTCATTTGGTTTTTGGTTTTCTGAAAGGCAAGTTTTGGCAGGCAATGCTTTGCCTCCTGATCTGAGGCCTGCCACCATTTCGCGGACCCTGGCCAGCTGTTCGGCGACGAGCTCAGGGTTGGCCTTCGGTGCGTTGAGCAGCTGCCTCTCAGGCGGTGGTGCCCGGCGGCAGAGATCTCGGAATTGCAGGACGTTGGGCGCGCGATCGGCCGGCAGTGTCTGCAGCGCGTAGGCGATCGCCTGGGGCTGGTCGCCGAAGCCTGCGAGCTCATGCGCCCAGTCGGCTTTGACTTCGTCCAGGGGCACGCCGTCCCAGCGGTTTAAGAATTCCCGGCCGTAGACCAGGGCAAGCTTTTCGAAGATGCGGTCGACCCAGGGTTTCGGCAGGCTCATGATGCGAGCTCCAATCCTGGGGGCACGATCGCGGCCGGCGTGATGTCGATGGCCGTCGCTTCAATGGCGTTGGACTTGCGGCCTGTGACCTGCTCCCACTTTTGCCTGGCTAAGCGCTCGTCGCGTTCCTTGAACGTTTCGCGGATCGGTGCTGCAGCTGCTCGAGGTGTGCCGTTGAATTGCTGCTCGTTGCGCAGCCAATTGCGCCAGGCCGCTTTCCAGTCGGTGATGCCGGTCTTGAAGGTGTGATCTTTGAATTTCGCTGTGGCCAGGTCGACGTCGACTGCTGGCGCATTGATGACTGCCCATTCGCGCATGGGCTCGGTCAGCTCAAAGTCTTCAGGACAACGGCGAGAAGCTTTTTTCTTTGGTGCGCTCTCTACTGCGTAAGCAGTAGATATATCTTCTCTTCTCTTCTCTTCTCTAGCTCCACGAAGCGGCGCATTTTGTCCGTCGATCTTCCGCGCTTTGTCCGCATCGCATGCGGAATCTGTGCGGACAACGGCCTTGCGCTTGGCGTCAAGGCTGCGACGTTTTGCGGACGCGCCGTTATGCTCTTCGAAATTAACGATCAGAATTCCGTCTGAGCGGTCTTCAACCCAGCCGATCGAGACAAGCGCATCGCCGAATCCATTGATGCCGGTCTTGCGATCGATGGCCCGAAGGGTCATGCCAGGCATGACGCCGTCTTCGGTGTGCTGGTCGGCCGTAGCCCAAAGCCAATAAAGGCCGCCGACGATCGCCGCTTCAGACTTGTCTGTGATGTCGCAGAGGCGTGCGACCCTGGGGTCGTCCCAAAGGTTGCCCCGCATTTTTATCCAGTCACCAGCCATCAAGCGCCCTCGCTTTCCAGCGCTTTGCTCTCAGATGTGCCGGTGGCGTTGTTCTCGATGAATTCGAGAAGGTGGTCAGGCGTGACAATGTTTCCGCCCAGCGCGCAAAGCTTGCGGACTGAGTGCGACGGGACTCGGCGGTAGCGGACCCAGTAGTCAACGGTCCACGCCGAAATCCCAAAGTGGGCGGCCACCGGCTCGCGACCGCCGGCCGCGTCTACTGCCAGTTTTATGATGTTGGTTTTGTGCTGCATCGGTTCCCCTTTTATTGTTTTCTCGGTATTCTACTTTCAGTTGTAAGTAGATGTCCATTCCTGTGAAACAATTCCCGAGTAATGCAGAAGGTTAAAAAACAGGCAGAGGCCTTTGGAGCGCGGCTGCGTCAGCTGATGGTCGAGCGCGGGCGGGTATCGCCTAACGCGAAATCAGGGGTTGATGTGACCCAGCTTGCCCATGCCGCCGATACGACTTACGAGATGGCGCGGCGGTATGCGGAGGGGCAAGCCATTCCAAGGCCAGACAAGCTCGAGGCGATCGCAAGATGGCTTGAGGTTCCGATTGCTTTGCTGGCCTACGGCGAAGAAAAATCTTCGGCTGTAGTAGACGAGAGGCTTTTGCAGCGATGTATCGAAGCGATTCAGGACGCGCAAACCAGGACCGGGAACCTGTTGCCGCCAGAGAGAGCGGCGAGGTTGGTGGCGAGGCTTTATCGGGAGGCGGCCGAGAACGGCCTGCCGGCCGTGGAGTCGATGGATCTCCTGGTCAAGCTCAGCCGTTAGACGCCGAAGCGATTCGGCGGCGAGCCGTCGAAATGCTGCGGGAAGATCAAACCAGGCGCGAGCGCTGGCTGATTTCAATCGGCGGCCTGGTGGCCATTGCCCTGGCTAGCGCGCTTGATCTGCAGTTCGTCAACATTGGAATCGAGGCCGTCATGCTGGCCGGCGCCTTTGCTCTGTTGCCGTATATCCCGCGGTAGGGGTTATCCCCAAAACGGGGAAAGCCGCTCTTTTTGAGCGGTTTTTTCGGCGTTTGTTTCCTACTTTCTGTTGCGCTCTGTTGCAACATGAAGTAGCATGACGTTACGCACTGCCAGTTGAGGGTGCGACAACGAAGAAAGGAAACAAACCGAAATGACAAACCTTGTCCAAACCGAAGGCCTGCCGCGTTCGCTTGCGCTGGCCGATGAAGAGCTGATCCCGGTGCTCCGCTCAAGCCTCTATCCGGGAGCCAAAGACGATTCGATCAAGTTGGTGACGGCGTATTGCCGCGCTGCTGGGTTGGATCCCATGCAAAAGCCAGTGCACCTGGTCCCGATGCGGGTCAAGAAGGTGGGCGGCGGCCGCGACGATTACGAGTGGCGCGACGTCGTCATGCCTGGGATCGGGCTGTATCGGATCCAAGCTGCGCGCACTGGTGAGCTGGCCGGAATCGACGAGCCGGAATTCGGGCCTGATGTGCCGATGCCTGGTCGCCCAAGTTCGACGGTGCCCAGCTGGTGCAAGGTCAC